TGGAGGTCAATGTTGCAGTTTCAGAGGCCGTGGAAAGGTCGTAAGGTGTTGACAGGTCGTATTGTATTATTTCGCTGGTAGATTTATCAGGGTTGTTTACTGATACATACATTTTGCTTCCGCTGTCTCCGAATACTACGTCGGATGCGTCTTGTATGTCTATTGTTTGTTCTGAAGTGGTTTCTGCGAACAGTGTTATGATCAGATTGGCTGTTTGTGTGGTGGCTGTTGCTGTCGTGTTTTGACCTGTTATGGTTGTGGTGCCGGTCAGTGTTCCTTGTTGTGTGGTTGCTGTGGCGTCTACGTTTTGGCCTGTTGCTGTGACCTGTGTGACGGCTCCTTGATTTGCGTTGAAGAAGATTTGCCCGCCCTTCGGAGAAGCATCAAAATCAGCTTGACGCCAATTGGAACTTTTTAAATCATTATAGACTCTGTAAGCGTCAATCCAGCCATCAAAGTTATTTATGTTTGTTTGGCCTCCTCCGTTAAAGTTTCCGATATGATATATAGGGGACTCGCTTGGCTCTGAGTTGTTCCCAGACCTAGTTCCTGTCGCCTGTGTTAAATCCACATAGAGTTCTATATCATCTGCTGACGTATCGTACGTAACAATATACTGGTGAACGTCTGTAACTGTGCCGCTTAACTCTATGTTGGTAACAGGCCCGTTAAAACCAGAATCTACCATGTTAGTAGCGACCTCATCATTTCCGTTGGAATTGAAGCTGATAGCGAATCTGTTCCCGTTTGAATCAACTTGATATGAAAGCTGTTGTGACGTGCTGTTTGAATCGGATTTAGCAAAAGCTACAACTGTAAAATCTGCGGATCTGTCAAAAGTAGAGAGAACAGGGTTTTCGATATAGTCATCTGTTCCGTCAAAACTTCCTGCTCCGTCAAACTCTCCAGTCGTAGCTATTGCGCCGTTCACGGTACCATCATTACCATTCGGACTACTGTCGGTGGCGGTAAGTGGGTCGTCCTGAAGATTTTGTACCATCACAGCGTTGATTCCTGTCTGCCCCCAAGGATTCGCTCCTGTATCCTGAGTATAATTAGGGTCGGCACTGTAACTGTAGTCTGTGCCGTCACCGCCACCACTGTAAAAATTAAAGGCTACCGTGTCATCTGTCGCCCAACTTGAATCGTAAATCCAGACCACAACTTCATTCGTACTGCCTAAATCCTTAGGATTCTCTACTTCATAACTTTTGGTCGTAGAACCGTCTGGCTCAGTGAACACAATACTCTGCAACTTCGTATTAACATCTGTCGTATCAATCCGTGCCGTGTCATAGCCGATGTTGCCGTTCCCCGTACTTCCCTCACTAATTGACCCGTCTAAGATAACTGGTTGAACCTTCGCCCCGTTCGGCGCTGTGGCTTGGCTGTCGCCCTTAACAGGTTTTTCGTACCCCCAATTCTGTGTGTTTACTGTCGCCATTTTCTATTCACCTAATCGATCGACAACCTAGTTAAGAGTCAGTCTTCCGTCAGCAAAGTCTACAGTCGAGTTAAACTGGCTTAAATCATAGTTCGAATCCATCTGCCCTGTAAAGAACAAGTGTTCTGTCGGTGTTCCGCCATCGCTGGCAAACACGGAAGCAGGGAATTCGATTGTAACCGCATACGCATTAACCTCCTGACTTGAATCCGAAACATCGAAAGTTACGTCAGGAATATCTATCTGTGCGTTGCTAGAGCCATCGTCTTGAATAGTAATGTTTGTGTTTGTAACGGTTTGTCTGGCGTATGCTGAACCGCTTGGCTCGCTTGTAACAGCTGCAATATCGTCTCCGTCAGCTACATCTACTGCGCCCGTAATCGATCCGCCGTTCGGGCCTTGCGTGTCAGCGTAAAGTGTTACTTTTACAGTGTTTGAGCTTTGCTGTAGAAGGTATTGATATGCTTCTTCTCCTAGGTCTACAAGTTGGAATCCCATACAGTTAAAAAAGCCGAACCCTATATAAAAAGAATAGGGTCAGCTGTTCATAGGTACTTCCTGAATAATCTTCAACGTTACTTCGTAGACGCTGCCTTCTTTCTTATAGTTCTCAGTCCAGTCCATGTTGTGCATGTAACCGGAAACAACAGATACGTCCGAGTTTATGTCACCTGTCTTCCCGTTCTCAGCTTTATAAGTTAGGATGCTGCCGGAGACATACAACTCCCACAACTTTTCAAGCCACTCTTCCTTATCACTGTAGTCAGGTTTGCTGCCGGAGCCGTCGTGGGTGGCTTCTACATAGTCATCGCTGACTGTTGCCTGTATCTGGACAGTGTGCTCTATACGGTTCATGTTCAACGCTCTACGCTTGTAGAAATCGCCGTTACTGTTAGGCGGATCGTTGATAGGCCGTGAAAAGCTTGTAACATTGTTTGCTGTCGTATGTTTTTGGCGTGTACAAGGAATATCTAGTACTGTGCTGCCGTCGGTTATCGTAACTGTTTTAGATAAAGTGTTTGCCATAGTATCACATCCCTGAACGGTTGCTTCGGCCACGGGTGTTTCGGTCGACACGTTCTTCTACTTCGTCGACTACACGTTTGACATCTACGTCTTCTTTCATTACTGGGTCGTTGATGTTGACCGTTACGTTGCCGCCTCCGCCTCCGCCGCCAAGGTTTTCAGGGTTTTTGGTTCCAATGAGTGTGTCGTCTGCATGCGGTTGGATCATTTTGCCGTCGCTAGTCAGTATGAAGTCGTTCGGTGTTAAAACTCCTTGAATATTATTGAGTAGTCCCGATGAAAATTTGCTTACTCCTTTAACTGCTTGTTTTAGTCCGGGAGGTAGTGCATTGAAGAAAGCATCTTTGATGTTGCCGGCGATAGATTTTATGCCGTCGACCACCCCGTTCACCATTTCTTTTCCTATTTCGATCATTGCCGAGTTTATGTTCGATAGCTGGCCTGCTATTTTAACCGGTAGATTGATGAAGAAATCAAGCAAGGTCTTTAGTTTTTCCACACCTGTGTCTACAGCTGATTTTATTATCTGCGGTAGGTTGGTTAAAGTGTTCTTCGCACCTTTTACAAATCCTTGTATAGCATCTATAGCTCCTGTAGCCCAGCCGCCAAGAGTTCTACCAACAGCTTTTAACGCACTCCATATCTCGTCTTTCAAGTTCCAGAACATTGCTATTACAGCTGCTAGCGCTATCAGTATTGCTGCCGGAAGCCCTATAATAGGTGCGGCAAGAACAGCTATGGCGCCTACAACACCTGTAGCTACTACACCTGCAATGTTGCCAAACTTTTTAAACACTTTGTTTACTGCCTTGAACGCTCCGAAGATTGCTAATCCGATAGCTGCTACAGGGCTGAGAGCTGATAGAAGCCCCGCACCTATAATCGTAGCTAGTGCACCGACTATCGGCCCGAACTTTTTGAAGACACGGTTAAGCAGTAATATAGATAGTGCCAATGTCCCTGCCATAAGAGCAAGGCTTGTCATAGACATGTTGAGTCCGTACATCGAGATCGTAAGGGTTGTCGTTGAACCTGTCAAATTATAGAAGCCTAGTGCTAACAAGTTTGTAGCTCCGATCATTTCAAGGAACGCCACCAGCAATGCTCCGCCGATAATACCAGCTGCCGCCCCTGCTACTTTACCGAATCTTTGGAATACGTAGACCACGGATGCCGCCACAACCATTATTGCTAGTAGTGCTGCGACACCGGTGAGTATGGCGCTGGCTAATGCTAGCAGCGAGACTTGCAGGCTTATCGCTAGCAACGCTATCTGTGCGCCGAAGAACAAGAATGTGCCGAGTACAGCCATTAGTGCTACGAAAGCACCTAACGCCATTTTAACCGGTTTAGGTAGTTTTGTGAACAGCATTGCTATTTTAATAAGTAACGGTGTTATAGCTATGAAGAATGGCAGCAGAGTGGATTTGGCTGCGGCACCGAATGCTGCGGAAGCTCCTGTGGTCTTCATCATCGACCCGGCGAGCTTGCCGAACACTTGCTGTAAGGCCATACCGAGGAACATCAGGTTCATGCCTATACCGAACATCTTCCCGAACTGTCCTGTCGCCTCCTTGGACGAGTCTGCGGCGGCATCCGTAGATGTCTGCATAGAGGTCATGCCTTGCTCGGCGTTCCGAGATGATACTCCTACGCCGTTAAGCATTTTAGACAGTTGCCCTAGTTTTTCATCTCCTAGTATATCTAGGTCTACTGTAAGAAATAGTTTGTTGCTTGAACCCATTCCTCCTGCCGCCATATCTAATTGTCCTCCTTGCTATGCCTTCTTGGCTTGTTTCTTTGCTTTCTTGTTTCGTTCACGTTTTTCTTCTGCCTCTTCTTTAAGCTGTTCTAGGCTGTATAGTGTCCGCGGAACTTTTTCTTCCATGACTTCCTGCCATGTGTAACCGCAGTGCCGTACAAGCTGGTACAATGCTTTTTCAAACCCGCCGCGGGCGTTTTTCCCGCCGGGCTGTCCTTCGGTTCGCTGCCTGATCTCGCTTATTGCAGCTTGTTGAGTGCTTCCTGTTTTTCGTCTTCGTCGAAAAAATCCCCGAAATCGTTGACATCCTCCACTGCTTCCTGCAGAGGCCCGATAAGTTTTGCAGGTGCATTTCGAAGGTCGTCTTTGCTGATGTCTTCTTCGTCTAGGCTCTGGTAAAGCATGTGAAGCAGTGCTTTCCCTTGATCCTTGTTCTGCCCGATAATCTGGGCTTTAAGGAATTCGTTCATTGTCAATGGTTTTACGTCAAATTCTACGTCGTCGATTTCGATTGTTGTACCGTCTGCTGTGATCTGTTCAAGTTTATTGTCTGTCATAGTAGTATCAACCTATTGTGGAGACTTTGGTGCTGTCCCCGTTATCTTTTTCCTGTGCCGGTTTTTGCAGTTCTTGTTTAAGCGCCTGCATCTCTTCTTCTAACCCGATTACCTTGTCTGTAGTTGCTTTTAGCTGTGTGTCAAACTCGTTTTTAAGGTTGTATAGTTCGAGTAAGAAGGTTAGAGCCATACCGTAGTCGTTGCAAAATTTATCGGCTGCTAAAGACTTCAAATCTTCAACAGCGTGGTCTGGCACCCTGTTAATGTGTAAGCTGCTGTGTTCGTATTTTTTACCTGTTTTATCTTTTATCTGTTCTAGTTGTTCTTCGTTCCGTTCTGTCTGTTCCGACATAATAGTAACAACAGTTTAACCCTATATAAAAAACCAAAGCATACTTAAAAGTTAACTCGGAAAAAAATTTAGTAGGGAGGAAAGAATAACCTCCCTAATTTTTTCTAATAGCTGTCAAGAACTGCTGGCAGAGTATCTGTCGAAGAATCCTGCGTAGACTCAACAAAGTAGTTCGCACTACCTGTCTCATCGTAAGGACTTAACTTCAACGTAATCTCCGCAGTATGCACCATGTCGTCAAAACCAAGGCTGTCTACAGTGATCTGAGCGTTCTTATACACTCTTCTTAATGCAGCCTTAGTCCCTCCATCAGTGCTTGTATCGATAGCGGAATCTGCTTCAACAGGTGACGTAGAGTTCTCACTGTCTGTCACGTTTGTCCAAAGCAGTGCTACGGCGAAATCATATCTTTCAAGTCTAGGCTCATACCTAGCTCCTTCTCCTTCACTGGAAAGATCGTCGCTTGTAAGGAACCACTCTGTCATACCTTCTGGCCGTGTAGTACCGTCGCCGGTAAGAACGCCGATAGGGTAAAGTGTCAGAGAGATTTCAAGATCTTCTTCGGCGCTGTTCTCACGGACTCTTCCACCGTTAGCAACAGGTGTGCCTTCGAAATCCTTGTTGTGCTCTGGCAGACCAACTTCCTGTGTTAGACCGGCGAAATACTTAACGGATGAGCCGCCTTTCTTTTTGATGCCGACAAACACTCTGTCCTGCCATGATGCGTCTTGAAGTACGCTTGGGCTTGTCATTTGTAATTAGTCACCTCCATTATCGTCATTTTCTTCTTCAGGTTTTTTGGTTTCGATGTCGTCGTTTGTCTGTTCAATTATTTCTACACTCCACAATTCTTCGCTTCGAGGAGGTTTACTTCTCAGCTCTTTTTCTTCGCCAGACGCAAAACTTATGCGTTGGCCTTGGCTGTTTGTAAACCCTCTTGGAATACTGTGAAGGTTTCTAACACGGTAAAGTGTCATAGTATTCATCCTTTTACACGGGCAGAAGCCTTCCTGACAGCGTTGTCGATCTTGACTTTTGCCCTGTCTTTACTTGTCTTAAAGGTTTTGTTGTATGCATCCATCATCCACGGGTGCGCCTGCGTACCTTTGCGGGCGATAACACGTGCTAACTGGTAACGGTCGAAACCGTGCATTCTAGCCCATGCAATGAAACGAGGGTTTGAGATGTCTGGCCAGTGCGGGCCGGTACCTGTATGCAGTTCGTAAAGGTAGCTAGCGCCGAACACGCTGTACTCGGTTTTACCTGTACGTCTAGCTTGTAGACTTCGTTGTCCTTTACCTGTACCTACGTTGCCTTGTCGCTGCATAACCATTCGTGCATCTTTGATGTAGCTGGATGCGATTACTCTTGCAGCGTCCGAAGCACTTTTCGGTAGTTCGCCTTGCAGATCGTGTGCGAGCTTCATACCGTCTTCAAGATTATGCCGTATATTGATTGTTGCTTTAGGCATATGGATCACCGTTGACCCGTTCCATGTCAATCATTGTAGGAGCCTGTATTTCGAACTCTCTCCTGATTACTGGCTGGTCTTTCCTGTCGATTCCAGTCACACGGTTCGATCTTTCTATGCTTGGCTGTCCGATACCTACTGCTGCTAGCTCATCACGTTGTTCGAAATCAAATTTATACATTAGTGTGTCAGCTAGCTGGTCTCCCCACTGTTTTTGCTGTGCGGAATCGTCGTTGATGATGACGTGAAACTCGAAGTTCAGTACTTTAGTGAAAAGATTGCCGCCGGCGTTAGTGGACTGGTTCTCTATGTTGTAGTCTTCTATATAGATGATTGGGTAGCTGCCGAAGTCGGCGCTTTTAGAACGCGGGTCGGACTGGTAAATGTAGCTTGCGGTGTTTGTTCTGCCGCGCGGGTCGTCGATGGTTTCAAACAAGGCTGTAATATTGCTTTGGAGTGCTGAGGTCTGGTTGTCTCCTTTTATCTCTGTGTAAGTTGCCATCTTTGGTTGTCTCCCCGCAGGGTGTGCTAATGGTTTTTACGGCCGCAGCCGTGTTCACCGTTATGTAGTAAAACAGTTAAACCCTATATAAAAAAGGAAAGGTTTAACACGTACTTGTTTGATAAGAAGGATTCGCTGTCGGTAAGTAGTCGTTAAGCGGCGAACCCGGCAAACAACCTTCCTCCAATTTTTAACTAATATTGCCTTCTTCAGCCAAATTAACAATATTCTCCATCCGCTCAACACGGTAACGATCCAAAACAGACTGGTAACTGCTGACATTTACGTCAATTGTCTGCGGATCAAAGTTGTCACGGCCATCAACCATAGCACCTGAAACAGTACCACGAACTAAGTCGTCAACAACCATTTCGGTAGCAGCCTTCGCCAAATCACTCGGTACACCGCTGTAGCCATAATCGTAAGTAACTTTAACTTTTTCGATGCCTTTAACTGGTGCTGCATCGCCGTCAACCCATCGCAGACCCAGTTCTTTGTAGTCTACATAGTCATCGCCCAAACCTTCCGTCTTAGCAACATAGTTCGGATTGTTACCGCTTTCCGGCTCATTAACCTCTACACTGTCAATACTGCGTACAGGTCTTTTGACAAACGGGTAAACCAGTGTACCTTGACCCGGAGAATCATACAGCTCATCCGTAACCGTGGACAAGCCGTCGTAAGTAGAGTTAGTATAATCATCAATACGACTTTCAACCGCATCAATACTGTTCTGCACCGTAGAATCGCTGTAAGGAGCAAAACTGTACTTGACAACTGCCTCGCCCGAATCACTGCCAATATACTCGATGTCGGCATTGTCGTAGTCAACCGTGTAGTCTGTGTCCTCAGTCTGGTCGTTGCCGTCGACAGTTACAACTACTGTGCCTTTAACAGGGTAGAGGTTGGCTAGATCGAGAGTGTCGCCGTTTGAAACACCTGTGAATGTTTCTTTGGCTGGCTCGATTCGCTCCATGCTTCTAAAAACTTTTTCTGCGGTTGTATAAGCCATGCCCGATCACCTCAATTATTCTTCGTCGTGGTATGGGCACGGTCTTTCTCGTTCGCAGACTTCGCCGTCGCTCTTCTCAACGTCACAAGTCTCAGCGTCTTTCGGTTCATTTCTAGTTCTTGCTGCTACATCGTCGTATTCTCTCTCCGTTACCTCGTATGGGTCGGAGTCGTATTTGGCGTGGTTCCAGCGGTTGACGAACTTGCTTGCTAGGAAGTGTGGTAGGCTGATTACATCGCCTTCGTTGAATGTGTATTCTTGTTTTTCGAATCTGTAGTTTTCTACTGTTTCGGTGAATTTTATGTCGGCAAAAGTAGTAGTTTCTGGCATACGTATATACAAGGTAAAAGCTATTTAAAAGTTAAGGGGTTTGATGATTGTATAGAAAACTTAGGCAAGATTTACGGAGAATACAAAAAAACGGTTTGAAGAAAATACAGCTACTTACGCTAAAAAGAAAGAAAAAAGGACGCCAACGCATTTAAGCGTTGACTAGAAGCCCGATGGCATTCTCATCGACTAGCTTGTTACCAAATCTCTGTGAGATAACAAGACTGGTCTTTCCTGCCTGTGGATCACGGTCTTCTTCGATTGTAGGATCACGCTTAACAGCTACAGCGTATGCACGAGAACTGTCCATAACGACAGCCTGTACATCGTCAGTAGTCTGAGATGATCCGTTGGCAATAGCTGTCACGTAGACATCCATGCCGTTGAATGTTCCAACCATTCCCTCTCTCAGTCCTTGGCTTGTACCTGACTCGTTGACAAGAACGAACTTGTCTTCGTCAAGCAGGTCGCCGTGATGATCATGACTGATGATAAGAGAATCAACGTCGTACTTATCCTGTCTCATAGACTGTGCAGCATCCTTAATGTCTGTATAAGATACTACTCCGCTGGATGATACGTCGAAGCTGTATGCTTCTCCGTCAGCCGGGTCAGCGCCTCCCTGTGTAGCTCCTGTAATCAGGTCGTAGTGCTCCTGATCTCTGGCTTCAGCGTGGCTCTTACCTGCTTCCTGAGCAGCTCTTTCCATTTCGTTGAGGTTGGAATCCTCCATTGCCTCGTCTGTAAATGGAATGTTAGACTGCTTAACAAATCCTTGTGTAGCGGATGGGTCAGTATCGACTACAACTGCGTCGTGTGCGAAATCTGTTTCTGCTGTTGCAGAACCTTCAGTCTTATCGTTGACGGTTGTAGCACCGATCTGACGAACTTTGATGCTTGAACCCGGAGAGCCTACAAGTTCTCTGTTGACAGTCATAGCTGTCTCCTCGACAACTGTGTTAGCTCTTACGGCTACCTGCACCATGTCCATGAATCTTTCTGGATCGAAAGCGTCTACAAGAGTAGAGTCTACTGTTGCTTTGCCTTCATATCCTTGATTTTTAGTCTTTGTTGACATAATTTTTCACCTCCTCTGTATCGATGTTGTGGTTTTCTGCGAATGCTTCAATGTTCGACTTCATGGAGCCAGCCCCTTTAAGGAAGGACTCGTCCATTCTGTCAAGCTTTTGCTTCCAAGCAGCTTTTGACTCCTGCTCTTCTTCAAAACGCTTCTGCTCTTGTTCGGCTCTAGGGCCGTCCTCAAGCTCGACATCTTCAAGAAGCTGTTTGACCTCGTCGACTTCGGACTTGATGTCCTGAAGTTCTTTAAGGTCTTCAACCTTGTTTTTCAGCTCGTTATTTCTTTCTTCAAGCTCGTCGTTTCTGGTCTTTACTTCTTCAATAGTCGATTTAAGCTCGGAAACGTCTTCAGCAAGGTTTTTGGATTCCTGCTGCTCCTGTTCCTGAGCTTCCTGTGATTCTTCTTTTGCATCTTCGTCTTCAGATTTGCCTTCGGACTCTGATGCGTCAACGTCGTCTTCTGACATAGTAATATCGTTTTTAGTTTCGTCTTCGAACTCTGCCGCCATCGATTTCAGGCTTGAGTCTGTCATGTCGGCTTCAGGGTTCATAGGTCTTCCTGTAAGGGCTGCGCCTTTTGCCGCGGCTTTCTCGATTATACGTACTATTTTGTTGTCTTCACGTACCTGCCGAACCTTCTCCGGTACGAATTCGATGCTGAAAGCGTTGAGAAAACCGTTTCTAATACTGTTTTTAACTGCCGATACTGTGTCGGCAAGCATTCCACCAGTGTTAAGCACTCCTTTAATCCAAAGCCCTGTTTCTCCGTCGTCTGTCGCCCGTACCTTGGCGTCTACCAGTTTAAATGCTGGTACGGTACGTGTGTCGCCGAAAGGGCTTGCAGGGTTGTTGTTGTGGTCAAGGTTTCCGATTTGTTCTTCGTCGACCTTGTTGAATACTGCGTCAACTTCTTCGACGCTAGAATTAATATCTTCTGCCATCTGCTTTAAAGCTTCTTCGGTAAACCGGTCGTTGCCTTTGTCGAGATGTGTGGTTGCTAAGAATCCTTCGACGAATTCGGCTTCTTTGCCGTCGGCTGTTACTCCGCTTTTGATATTGAATTTTTGTGTGGATGCGGTTACGGTGCCGGTTTCTTCGTTGGCTTGCAGCGTTGTTGCTGGCATATAGTAACAAAAGTTTAACCCTATATAAAAAAGGTAAGGTTTAAAACATTCACGGACAAAAAACCGAGTATGGAAAAAACTACTACAAGAAAACAGCGAAGCAACAACAACCATACATTACGACCGCCACACACAACGAACATTCGAGAATACCCCGGTGATATAGATGAATAGAGACGAATTCCTGCAAAAACTCGAACAACACCAAGAAGAAGACATCGAAATCGTCAAAGCCAAAAACCAAGACTACGCAGAAGGCAGCGACCCATTCCAAAACTTCCGAATGGTAGAAGACGCCGGCCTCGTAAGCGTCGAAAAAGGTATTGCCGTCCGCATGAGCGATAAAATGCAGCGAATATTTAACCTGCTCGACGAAGAAGCAGCAGTGGATGACGAAACAATTGCGGACACGCTAAGCGATCTCAGGAATTATGCAAATATTCTGCAAACATACTTAGAAAAAGAGCGTCATTCTACGCCGGCTTGTCAGCACGAATGCCTGTATCACCGTGATATGGATGAATGGTGCGACATAGATATAGAAGGTAGCTGTTATTGTAGTCTTGAGGAAGGACATGACGGGCCGCACGTAGCATGTGATAAGGCAGAAGATAGGCACGCTCTCAAGGTGAAAGAACAATGAAGTCGGAAGTTAAAATAATTGTTGAAGGCAACCCGTGGAGCTTCAATCTCACCTTAAAAGAGGCGAAAGAATAGAAGAGATAGAAGAGCCTACTGGTTGACCACGGACGGATCATTGCCGCCGTTCCTATCCGGCTCCATCTGCTCATTAACAGTCTGCTCAGCCTGAGACTCAGCAACATCACCGCCCAAATCACCCGAACCATTCAAATCACGGGCAGTCTCACGCATCTCTTCCTCACCAACATCAGCAACTTGGTCACGCCGTTTACCGAGATAACGCATGGCCTCTTCCTTACTCATCAAGCCCAGCGCCATTTGCTGCCTGACAACCTCAGTCTTCTTCAAATCTCTCTCCGACTTCCTAATCTCAGACTTCACGTCAGGATCATCAAACCATATCTGAACATCAAACAACGGTTCAAACAATTGCCGGTTCAAAATAGTTTCGTACTTATCCTGCATACGTTTAATACGCTTGTTGTATCCTTCCTGCGCCATCGCCGACGCCGTAGCACCATCGCTGCCGATCACACCGCCAACACGGCTCGGAGGTACACCCCAAGCCATGACAATGACACGTGTAATATACTGAGCAAGCTCCCGGAACTCCATGTCCGTAGCATTATTCAAATCCTCAACCTCAATCTCACCAGTCAAGACAAGATCCCGGTGCTTATTCTCCAACTGACGGTACTTCTGCAAAGTTTGCTTAACCATTTCAAAGTTCTGGCCGTTAGGCCCATCATTAGGCATTTTAAACAGTTTGTTAGGTACCGCAGCGTTATCAAACCTGACACCGTTGTAATCTTTAGCATTCGCCAGCATATCAAGCTCGGCAAACAACGAAGCCACAGGCGTAAAACCATAAGTCTCACCGTCCAAAGACAAGTAACTATGGTTAATCACTTTTTCAGGGTCTAAGTCGTAATCCTGTCCGCCAACCTCTTGGATGTAGCGCTCTACGTTTCCGAACTCGTCGATGTCGTGTTCTACGCTGGACGCCGGCACCATCTGCAATTCCTCCGTGCCTTCAATGTCGTCTGCTGCCTTCGATTCAAAGTATTTCCGCGCTACCTCTTCATAACGCTGGTCGTTGAAATTATGGTTTGCTAGCACATGGTTTTTGATCGCTTTCTCAGCTTGTTCTTGGTCGAGGCCTTTCTTGTATAGGTAGCCGTCGCCCATAGCCATTGCGTCCATGATGCTGTTGGCGATGACTTCTTTATTGTCACGCCAGAATCGTTCAGCGTCTTCAATGCTTCTTTTACCCGGATTGGCAGCGCCAGATGTCCGTCCGACATAACGCATGTTGACCCCGCTGCCGATTATGTCGTCGATAACCGCCTGCATGACAGAGACTATCTCCGGGCTGTTCTTTATCCTGCGGAATACTTGGTCTCCGCTGTAATCCCGGTTTTGCTCAATATTGAAGTTTGTAGCTGCGATTCCGATACCGGTTGCGTCAGGGCTGCGCGGTTGCTCCCATTCACCGTCAAAGGTTCCAGCTGCTTGTTTAGTAGAAATTTGGTCGTTGTATACGTAGTCTCCGTTTTCGTTCCAAGGCATAATACACGTAAAACCCGAACCCTATATAAAAAACCAAAGCATACTTAAAGCTTTGCCGGTATAAATTGCAGTGTTATGTGGCCATTCACAACAAAAAAAGACGAGAATCAAGAACCTGAAACAACTTACGGAACCGAAAAAATCGAGGAAAAAAGCGAGTACGACATCGTAAAAGTAAAAGTTAGAAAAGGAAGAGACAGAACAATAATGAAAGAAGGCTATGCTAAAGGTCTTAGATACCGTAGAGCCGGTTTAAGAGTATCTGAGATAGAGGTGGGTGATATAAAGTACAATGATGTAAGAGGTCCTCGCTGGCCGATAAACCACAACACGGTGTACAGTATCAAGGAAGACCGTATAACAGATGTAGAGGTTGTCAACCGGCGCACACTCGTCATAGAAGCAGAGGCCGAGCTAAACTACAAGGAAGAAGACGGCGAACGAACATACACATCTGTCAAATCCGAGGACGTAAACCGGTACTTCAAAGAAGAACAGGACCTAGACAATTCCTAAGTCGAAATCATTCCGGCCAGAACCAGAATCACCGCCGACAATACCATCCACGCCCTCTTCATTTCCTCCTTTATTTTCTTCTCCGCCTATAATACTCATCGACGAATCAACACCGCCACCATCAACACAACGATAAGCAATCGCCAACGACATAACTGTGTCGTCATGCTCGCGGCCTACCAACTTACCCTTGCTATTCATGTGGAAACCGCGCATCTCACGCATCAAAGCGTCATGACTATGCAGAAGCAGTTCTCCACGATTCAAACCAGCCTGCAAACTGCTGAGAATCTCCGGCCGGGTCTTCCGCGTCGTATCAAAAGGCTCCACACGTCCAGTCACACGGCACTTATTCTTGATTGTCTTCCAAACACCTTCGCCGATAGCATTCTTCTCAACCAAGCCCTTAGAAAAACCGTAGAACTCGTCAAGCTCATCGATTTTGTCCGCAATACTGGTCGGCGACATACCTCGCTCACGCTGCAAATTAACAAGGTGTGTCTCCCCAGACGGGGCTACCCCTAGAACGGTGAAGACGGTGTAGTCCGCATCCTTGCTGTCAGAGAGGGCGATGTCCACACCGAGAACGTACATCCAGTTGCTTCGCTCCTCCTTGTTCGGGTTGTGCATCCAATCAGAGCCAAGCGAAGACTCAATCATCTCGTTTGAGAAGAACTGTTCATCGATCGACATCGGCGAAGTCATGTACTCACGTTCAAACTTGCCCGGCCCAATCTCCGCCTTCTTCTCCATCAAAGAATCATAACTCCACAACGCCGGCCACAAAACCTCCTTCGTCTCAGGGTCGTAAGCACGGTAACGCTCAGAATAAAACGAGTCCTTATCCATCAACTCCATCATCAAGTCGTTATACTCAAGCGGTGTACCGACTATTTGAAGCAGGCCGCCACTGTTCTCAACAATCGGTGTCAACGTACTGTAAAAAACCTCTTTCTCCTTCTCAACCTTCATATCATTACTAAGCACATCGTCCAAAAACACGTAATCAACGTGGCTAGAACGAATACTGTCGCTGAACGTCTTAATATTGACTTGTACGTCTGTAGTAGTGGTTATTTCTTCTTTGTTCCATGCTCCTTCCTCGCTGCTGATGTCGGCATCAAGCTCTTCAAGATTTTCAGTCGAAGACTCTAAATGCTGCAGCATCTCGTTACGTTTGATAATTCTTTTAATATCTTTAAGTATGTCTTTACTCTGTGTATGCGAAGCAGAGGATAGAATGATCTCCTTGCCGTGTTCGCTGAAACAAACCCATAAAATAGGTGCAATCGTCCACGAAAAAGTCTTAGAATGCCCTCTCGGCGCCATGATCGCTGCTTTAACAGAGTCCATATGCTCATCGGTTTCCTTGTACTTCTCCGGGTTCTGATGAAAATCAATCGACTTTTGGATAACCGGCGAATCAGTGTTCAAACCTAACACGTGTTCTATGAAGAATTCAAAGTTTTTAGAAGCCAAGTATTTAAGCTGGTCTTCGTCCTCTACTCCGCAACTGTTTTTAATATCTTGCCATGTACGTACTTCCGAGGTTGGATCATGCATACCCACTACTTGTGAAAACCTATTTAAAAATAGCCTTTACCCAGCCACATATTTGTAAGCCAATACAATCAAGGCGTACTTCGCAGCAACACCTAGCGGAAAACCAATTTTCGCCATATGCGGCTCCTTCGCAACATCGCTGTTACTTCCGAAAACACTTGACGGTATCTGCTTATGCTCGGAGAACCCGTGGTAAAAACCGATACCCAGCGAGTGCCATTCGGCGTAAGTGCTTAAAGGCCCGTAGTAATACGGTATAAGCTGTTGTTTGCGGCCTTCAGGCCAGCGCTCTCTGCTTAACATACAGGTACAGGATTTGAAGATTCCTGTATAAAAAAGTAAGCAACGAGCTTTTTACTTGCATTTGCTGAAACCGCAGTCCGGGCAAATATTGCAGCCCTCAGCGTTTCTAAACCGGTTTGACCCGCAGTCAGGACATTCCATAGGAAGAAAAAATTAGGAAAAAACATTTATAAGCCTACCGGCTAGTGTCGGGCCGATACCGTTAACCTGCATAAGAGCGTCTTTAATACCTTGAGTGTCGCCGCGCTCCGCCGACACATTCCAAGAAATACGGTTCAAGTCTCCAACCTCCTCAACAATAGTTCTAGCCTTATCCGCAGATATACCATCTATCTGAGCGATCATACGAACATCCAAATTATCTACTTCGCCAGTATCCGCCGTCTTAACATAGCCGCCTCCAGCCCTCTCATGCTCACCGTCACAGAAACGTTCAAAAATGCGTTTAACAGCGTAAACAGTCTGCTCAACCGACTCAGTATAGATAATCCTTACACCACGCTTAACAGCCAAGCTCGTCTGCATACCGATCAAAGAATTATCCGAAACCTTCGTATAAGGCAGATCATACAACGGCTCGCTCGACCGCTCAATAATCACGAAAACATGCTCATGCTCCGCAACCATTCGATCCGCCTGCTCCGACAACCGGCCATCCGTAGTGCTAGAGGCAAAGTCCGACGCCTCCTTGCGCTCGATCGCCACATCGTACTCGTCAAGGTAGAAATCCGCCTGCGGCAACTCCTCAGTCATGGTAACACCGGTAGTAACCGTGGCGTGGAACCTGCTTTTTACGTCTGTTGGCTCCCTACTGTCCACTATTGCTTTCATAACCTTTTTCACGCCTCCACGCACGCCATTTATCCTCAACTCCTTCTTCGTCGAAGATTTCAGTCAATCTCGTTTTGAAATCTGCGTGACCCATGTCGTTTTTCCTGACGTAAGGTGTAACCGCTACAACACTGCCTTTATAACTATAATTTTCAGTGGCATCTTCAAAAATACAGGATACAAAAGTAATGTCTGTAAATCTCTCTGCTCTCGGCGCACCACTTTCGTAAGGCGACTTCTTCCTCTCCGCCGCCAACTTCAAATGCTTAAAGCTTTCGATAGGCACAAAATCCAACGGTTTAAGCTCTCGACCGTTTTCTAATTCTTCAGGCTTTACAAAGTCGACACCATACTCGTTTACCAGCCATTCGACATAATCCATTTATTCTTTCACCCTGATCTCAAGCCAATGACGCACCATCGTATCATCCGTAAACACGTCCGGCCCGCCAAAATTCACGTTCGTACGGAAATCCATGCGCTCAAACTCCGAGCTAAACTCTTGTATATCACTTAAATCCCACGACCGGGAAATACTTCGGCCTTCAACGCATCTCTTCTTTTCAACAGTTATAATGTAGTCATACTTTTCATCCATGCTCATAGGTGAAACACTAGAATCGTAAACACTGAGCGAATCCTCAATACACGCTAGCAAATTTAAAAGCTTGTCAGTCATACAAAAACAACAGAACCTAAACCTTAAAAACCTTACTGTTTCTGCTTAATCACGAAATCCTCAACATCAGGATCATCTTGCAACTGCTCGACAACCGAACGCTTATCCTCAGCCGGCAAATACTGGACACTGTTAGTAACATCAAACGACTGCTCCAACCTATTAATATTGACAACATTGCCGCCGCCCTCAGAATCCTTCTGCTGCAAAACATCAATCATCTCCGCCAACTGCCTAATCGCCTTCAAAAGATTTTTAGTCTGCTGATCGCTTATATCATCATTCGATCCCTGCAAACGCTTCCGCTGCTCAACAATATAATCCTTCTGCTCACTGAGTTCGCGGATCAAATCCTCACGGCTGATCTCCGCCTTCTTCTCCTGAACGCTGCGGACAACCTCAAGACGCTCCTGAACACTGTCTTGCTCCAAAAAACCTTCAATAGTTTGCGCGCGGATAGGACTATTCTGCTCCTCACGAAGCAAATACTCGACCTCCTCCGGCTCAAAACCGTCGACAGTCTTCTGAATTATAAACTTTTCATCCTCACGCGGCAAATCAGTCATAAATAAACACTGGGGCAACTCCTTTAAAAAGCTTTCGCCAGTTCCTTTAAACGCTAATCGCTGTACGCTTCCGCACGCCACTTCTCAACAAACTCCTCCTTCACAACCCGGAGCGCATGCCTCTTCGGCATTTCCGGCCAGTCGCCGTCATTCTCCTCCTCAGCAAACCGTTCCCTCTCCCTTTTTAAAACCTTCCACGGATGCAAAGGATACCCATCAACCCCGGCATCAAACCTGCCATGATTCCTTTCAAAAGCCGGCCGCCAAAGACCTGCATACTTGTCTACAAACCCTTGTAGCTCAGCCTCTGAAAACCGGTCACGGAACCTTTCCAACTCACTGCGTTCATTAAACCGTTGCTTCAACTCGCCTGAAAAACGCTTATTCACCATACAGTAACAAAAAAACCGGCCCCAAACCTTAAAAACCTTTCCCCAACACTGTAAAAATACTGGACAGAGCGGCATTACTGGAAAAATGCTGCAAAAATACTGGACGGGTCTGCTTCTATATATCAAATTACGATCTGAAGCTACTGGGGGGTGGTAACAAAGAAGAGAAAGAAGAGAGAAGGGTTATTGTTTTTCTAGGTCTCCTTTCCAGTCGTCTCTTGCTGCTTGTCGCTGGTTTATTGGTTGATCTTCTGGTTGATGTCTTTTCTGAGGCCTAGGTTTTGCCTGAGTATTTGTTCTTCTTTGACTGCTGGGTCTTTGTTTTGTGTCATGGTGTCAACCTCTTACCTTTAATTATGATTTCAGGCTTTATATACTTTCCGACTAAATCGTAATACATCATATTACATTCACCGAGCAGTCACTACCATACCGTAACAAACAAGCCTGTAATTCTTGACGCTGGAAAGCCAACCAATTATCCGAAATACCGGGATCAGCATGATTCACCGGACCCACAAAATAAGATCTCATACTCTACTCCACCATAAGAAAGAAAGAGCTACAGGCCTCAATCCTGTAGCCCTAACTCCTCGATAGCCTTTCCATTCAGATTTGTAAATCCGTGGCCGTGATCTTTGACATGCCGAGCTGTTTTCAGCATGTCCAGAACCATGAGAGCTAAGATTTGTGGGTCGGCGGCCTCGATACTCATATAGCTGGCGTAACCGATTTCCCCCTTTCTAGCGTCATCTTGTCGGTATTCTCCCGTGATTGGGTTGTTTGAGGTGGCCAAGAACTTTGTTTTCTCCGGGTTATGCCATACGTACTGGTAATGAGTTCTCTGATACTCTGAAAGTCCGTGACGCTGCAAGAAGTCCTTGAACTTTTGCCGGCCATCGTCCTGTATAGTGGTGAGATCGAAGTCGTGGCCGTAGAGTCCGGACGGGTATTCTTTGTATGAGATTTTGATGTTTCTAGTTTCGTTTTGTACGTTTTCTTTTTCTGTCATGAGTGTCAACCTCTTAACCATTAATCAGGGATCAAGCCTTATATACCTTCCGACTAAATCGTAATACATCATATTACAGTTACCGAGCCCACAAAATAAGATCTCATACCCTAATCAACCTCTATGTCGTAGCTAGAATGAAAAAGATTAAAAAAGGCTAAGTCTTCATTCTCCATCATCCTAACACACCTCCGTTCCATCCTCTAAATACAAACAGTCTTTGAATTCCTTGATGTACTGCCTCGCTCTCTCCTCGCTCTCATATTCGTCAATCGCATCATAACCTAGTTCCTTGATGTCGTCAGCAATTCCTCTAGCCACATCAAGCGCCACCGCTCCTACTTCTTGTTCTAGTTCGACGATCTCTTGACGTGTCATATCTTCGAAATTGTAGTGCTCTTCTGTCTCCGCTGCCGCTTCTACCGTCGAAACTTTCATAGTGTTTTTATGGTAATAGTGCCCTTTCCGCTTGATTGTGACATACCACATCTGGTTTTCTTCGTCGGTGAATTCCAGTGAGCCTTCAAAACTTGCTCCATCTCCTTGGCTGTATCCTAGACTGTAGTACAGTTCTAGGTCGCTGCCATAATCCCCTTGCTCTAAGAAATCGTGGTTTTCTATTTCCCGCTTGAGTGTTTGCTTCAAGAAGTCAGGTAGTGACGGGTCTCCGTGTTTTCGGCGGCGGTCAATTTCTCGTTGAACGATTTTTTCCCGGGTTTCGTCATCTAGTTCTTCGAATTCATAAGCTTTAATGTTTTTTGTCATGGTGTCAACCTCTTAACCATTAATCAGGGATCAAACCTTAAATACCCTTCCCCCCACTGTGCTAAACCCTATAGCCCCACTCAGCCAGCCAAGAGCTAACAAGCAGAAAAACAGCACACACAACAAACCCCTTTATAAAGAACACCAACTCTTTAAAGAAACACAAAGGGATAATATATAACAAAAAACGTAATACAATGTATTACGATTGCTAACACACTACTTTTCTTGCTTGTTGGTTGTTGTGCGTTGGTTTTGGGTGTTTGTTTTGTGTTTTGGGGTGTTGGCGGGGGTGTGTGTCTTTACTTCAAGAGTTTAGGGTTTTTGTTTATAAAGGATGTTTCTGGTTTTATAAAGGGGGGAGGGGTGTAATGTACATTACCCCCCTATTGTACATTAGCTAATGTACATTACCCCCCCTATTGTACATTAGCTAATGTACATTAGCTTTATAAGGTTTGTTTTCGCCATTGTTAGGTGTGTATGACCGATTACAGTAGAAGAGTAGGGTTGACGGACGAAACCGAGAAGCTTTTAAAAGCGGCGAAAACCTACGTAAGAGAAGAATTGGAAGGCGATCTTCAAACAAGAGATTTCAGGGCCGGCAACAATACAATCAGCACCGATGAAGTCCTGAACTTTGCTTTAACTCAGCTTTTAACCGGTTCAGGTTACGATCCGAGATTTGATTAAAAAAAAAAAAAGAAAGAAAGACGGGGCCGATCCTCTTTTTACCCTAGCACTTTTTCTTTTACACTGTCCGCGTCCGGCAATTCCTCAGTGTTTTCTAGCTCCGGTTTCTCTGATGATTCTACTTCTTCCATGATTTCTTGCTCGATTCTCTTAACTCTGTGCGTTTGACTGATTGTTCCTGTCATTGTGCAGATCTCTATGTTGATCATGTCCTCGCTGGTTTTCTCAAACTTGGCTTGTGTTGCTGGCTCTGGCAGTGCTTGCATAAGGATTGCTTGGTATTGTTTCGCGACTGCTTTCACTATGTCGTGGTTAATCCGGTTATCCATGTTATGCTTCTCTCCACGTGGTGATGGCTAGTTCTCCGTTTTGATGCATGGCGTGCTGGTCGATTTCTTCAGCGATTAGTTCGCGGCCGCAGTTCTCGCATAGTGCTGTGATGCGGTTGTCTCCGTGCACATCTAGTTCCATGCCGTCTGGCTGGTGGTTGCATGGTTGGGAACCGGGTTTTTTGCTGTGGGTTTGGTCTTCTTTTCCGGCTGGTGCGTGTTCAGGGTATGTGTGGCTCATGTTTTTACCTCTTCTTTTTCGTATACTCCTTCGAATTCTGGCTGTGGCGGTGTTTCTCCTGTCCTGTTTTCGAATGCGTGTCTTCCGCTTTGGTATGTTAGCCTGCAGGTTTCGGGTTTGTAGTTTTCTCGTTTTTGTTCTGCTATTACTCTGTACACTTTTCTCCCGCTTCTTAGTTTGCCGTTTTTTACTTCTTTCATTGTTCTTCCATCTCTTCGAGAATGTCTTCTATTTCTTCGTATGCTGCAACCTTGCTGTGTATCATTCTGAAGTATGTTCTCGCTTCATCTTCATCATGAAAACTTTTCGCTAGATCGTGGCTTAGTGCTTCGAATCTTGGGTGCGGTTCTCTTGATTCTTTGCATACTTCGCAGTTGTTGTTTTTCTTTGTCCATACCGCGATGCCGTAAAATTCTTTTCTTCTGCTTTTTGCTAGTTCAACGATGTTGCCGTTTGCTTGTTTTATGTCGACAAGTTTTGGAGTAAACGGGTTGTGGTGGTTGCGTTGCCATTTTTTTCTGTTTGTAGTGTCATGGTTCGGTCTAATCCGTAATTGTGGGTCAAACCTTTTATACTCTTTGCCGATACCACTGCTGGGAGAATAAAGAAAATATAATATATATTTGGTTCGCTTACACGCGTTATTTAAAAGCCGGTTTCAGTTTATAGGTCTGTACTCGATCCGGAGCCGTCCTTTTCGCGTGATTTCTGCCGTGTGGAACTGCCAGCCGCCTTTGTTTAAACGGCGTTCGTAGTTTTGAACGTCAGGATGTGTTAGATTGTTGATTCCTTCCACAAGTGTTATGCCGAGTGTTTTAGGTTTGTTGCTGTAGTCTATCTGGGTGATGTGGTCTTGGCTGAGCGGTTTAAGCGACATCGCGAGCCACTTTGTCTACAGCCGCTGGCCGGGTTTCTAGTTTCTCCCCTGTTGTTTTTTGTCCGCAACAGTCGCATGTCGTTGTTACGTTGCGCTTTTCTTGGTTTATTGGTTTGACGTAAATTTTAGACGTAAGTGTTGAATTTAAACCGCTTACAGCAAGGTTGTGTTTTAAAAGCGTTTTCAGTGTTGTGTCAGCTATTTTGTTGCCACTTTCTGTTTCTACTGCAGCGCTACCTAGGTTGTAGTGTACTTCTAGGTTTTGGTCGCATTTTTGTGCTGCTCGCCGGACGTATTCTTCTAGGTCCATACGTCTTTATTACGGGGCAAGAGTTAAAAGTGTTGCTGCATAAAGAGTTGTTTATGGTAGATGATGAGAAGTGGGGAGAGGTTGAGACACTGCTTGAAGCAGATATGCCACATCTAGAACATGAAGTAGAGGCTTTGTATGATGAGGTTGAGCGTTATGCGCGCCGTGCCAGCGTTTTGGATGGTGCTGGCGAGAGCGATGAGGCGGAGTATTTCCGTGAATTAGCTGTTGATAGTTATGACAGTTTTGTGCAGGTGATTCAGTTGAAGAAGACGGGCGACGACTACAACTTTTAAACCGTTTTTTCTTTTGTTATTTTTTCTCCGATCTTGCAGTTTGACGTGGTTTCGTCTATGATTACGTCCCATTCCTTGTTTACCCTGTTTAAACGCCGGATTTTCCAGCCTGTTCGGTCGTGATGCACCCATATTTCGATCTGTGCGTGTTTTAAAGGTGTTTTTTCGAGCGCTTTCTTTTTGAAGTTTTGAAGGTTCGGCGGAGAGTTGCTCTTGACTTGCACCATTTTAAAGGCGGCTTCGGGTTTCATTGCTATTATGTCGTATAGTTGGAAGTGGTCGTTGTCGCCGTATCGTGTGTGTGGCATGCGGGCGGTGTGAAGGCCGTGGTTTTGTAGTTGTTTCTCGCATTTTCGTTCGATCCTGTTTCCTTTTCGTCTGGTGTTGACCATAACGTATTTAAGGTTGGATTGTTTATAATGGTTTATGACGGCGAATTCGACTGCGAACGATACGTCTTTGATTTGTCCTGAAACCGGTGAGATCGAGCCTGTATGCAGGTGTGAGCGCTGTGACGGCTAGGTGTCGTTGCTGCGGAAGGTTTTGCTCGTTTAGTGAGGGTGAGGCGTTCTGCTGCGATTGTACGTTGGCGGGCGTTGATGTAAAGGCCGATAATCAAGAGGTGCTGATTCGTGACTGATTATGTTGCTCACGACGGCGAAAAGTTTAAAAGGCGCTTACCGGCTAGGCAACATATCGCGGATAGTAAAGATGTGCCGCATAGAGTAGCTGAAACCTTCATAGAAGAGGTTGAAGATGTTGACGACGAGACTTTAGAAGTTTTTGAGTTCCGAGTGGTTGAGCATCTTGCAGCCGAAAAGACCGTTAAGCTAAAGGCGACTAGCGAGGACGAAGCCAAGGAACGCGCAAAGCAAGCGTTGTTAGGTGAGAAGCCAGAGGTTACGCACACAGTGCATAAGGAGTTTCATAAGCTGGATAAGGTTGATGATGTGCCTAGAAGCAAGATTGAAAGCGGCGAATACTACGAGGATGGTGATTCTGCATGAGTGATGCGCATAGCCGCGGTGTTACGAAGAAACGTTTAGCGCTTGAAAATTCGCTGGACGCCGGTGTGTGGGATGACGTGTTTACCGAGGAAGAATACTATGCAGAGCAGGATCTGCCTTACGAGGAGCCAAGCGGCGATAAAGGCCGTATGAAAGGCGAGTTTGACGTGTTGGCTGTGAACTATGACCGCGAGTTGGCGCTTTACGTCGAGGTTAAAAGCACTCGCGGTGACTTGTACAAGGCCGGGCAGCAGTTGGAGCGTGCTGAGGATCATTTTGCGCCGGAGTGGGATGTGATCGGCCAGTCTTTTCTTGAGCAAAGTTAGTTTTAAAAGGTTTGCTCCATAACTATTGGTTATGACGGAAGATACTATGATTATGGCGGAGTTCAATCTTGATACGAAGAATGGTATGGTCACTGAGCAGATCTGTATGCCTTACGGGGATTTGGGTGCTGCTCGTGACAAGATGAAGTCTTTGTTGGAGAAGGCTGATCCGATGATTGTTATGCGTGATGCTGAGACTGGCGAGTTCGTGTTTATTCACACGATGAAGTTGGCGAGTGTAAAGGTTTATAAAGCTTCGTCCGAATAAATTTCAATAGTTGTGGCTGTTCGTCATGGTGCGGCCGCAACCCTTTTTAACTTTTCTTCTACAATTTATTGTTTATGAGCGGATTCTGCAAACGTCACGGCGAGAGGCTTGTAAAAACCCGTAACCCTTTGACCGGAGAAACGGTTTTTTCTTGTCCACGAATGAAGTGTACTTATAAAGAAGATAAAGAAGGGGAGAAAACGTGAACGACTTACTCTGGTATGTCGTCGACTTCTAGGTCTTCGTTGCCGTCTGCAATCTGCTGTACAGCTTCCTCCGATGCTTCAAGCATGTTTCGGAACTGTTGGCTTCTCTGATTTAGCTGTTCTCTCTGCTGTTTAAGCTGCTGAAGTTCTTGGTATACTTGAAGGTCTTCGGCGGTAATGCTGTTAGGTTCTACATCGGTGCTGTCGTTTGGCTCGCCTTCTAGCGCTGTATGCAACGCACCTATGTTGTTTTCTTCCAGTTTTTCGACTACTTCTTCTTCGTTGTCTTCGATTTGCTGGTTGAGCTGTTGTAGTCTTTCGACGTGTTCGTTGAAGATTTCGACGAAGTCTTCTCGGTCGAATACTTGTGTAGAATTGTTGATCAGTGCTACGTCGCCGTCGTCTCTTATACGTACTTCTTGTGTTGATTCGTGTGATTTAGGCATGAAAACTGTATAGTCCGCAAGTTTTAAAAAAGTATTTTACGTAAGGATTTAAGAAAGTTAAAAGAAAGTAGGGCGAGAGCCATCCCTGTTTTGAAGACGGCTACTGTTGCTCCTGCAACCACTCCTGCCATTGCTTCAGCACGTCTTGAGTGATTTGCGCGTCGTCGTTGTAGTATCCTTTGTTTGTCTCTATCTTTAATGCTTTGTTCACCTTTCTAATGTGCCAGCCACGACCATCCATAGGCTTCGCAGGGTTGCCTGTAACTGTCACATACATTTTGTGCGTGGCCTGTGCGGAGACTTGGTTGTCTCTACGGCTGTTGTCTGCGTCTAGAAGCTCGCATATTTCTGCGATGTATTTGCTTCGGCGTTTCATACATACGTATTAAACGTGAATGCTTTTATACGTTGAGGCTGTATTCTTCAATGGTTACGTCTGAACTGCCGCCGACGTTCTCCACGTACATGCTTACGGTGTCGCCTTCTTGCAGGTCTAAAGTACCTGAGATTGATGCTCCGAAGGCGCTGCTGTTGTTTGCTGCGAATCCGAGCGATTTAGTTCTTGGAATGATTGACCCGTTTTTTGCCAGCCATATTGCGAACTCGCCGTTGATACCTGTTACGGATACGTTGCCGAATACTTTGTCAAGTGTTTGGTACTTGCTGTTGTACTGGATTACTCCTTCTGCTGCTTTAAGTGTTCTTATCGAGTTGTTTAAAGTGGTTGACCCTGCGATCTGGGTTGGTGCGGCGCCTGAACCTGTAACGGTTGTCGGAGAGTTGAGAGAAAGGTCTCCGGTCACTTTGGAGTTTGGAAGGGGGAAGCTGTCGCGTACTGCTACGCCTTTACTGTCTTCGGAGACTCCGCCGTTGATAATGTTTGACCGTGTAACGGTGCTGTCGTGGGTTGTTCCACGGTACTGTAGTATGGTGTCGGGTAGGCTGGATGCGTCGACGTTGATAATTTCTGTGTCGCTCTGCACTCCTTTTACGTAGCAGTCTGTAATATCTACGATGCCGATGTTGCTGTTGGCATCGAAGTCGAGGACGACTACGTTTGAAGCCTCCACCCCTCTGAACGGGCAGCTGCTGAAGAACACTTTGTCGCTGTCGCCTGTAAATGTTATTCCTGCGTCAAAGTTTTCGAAGTTGCAGCCTTTAAATGACGGTACTCTAAACCCGTCGATCGTACCCATGTCGGCTATGTTTGCGATGCCTGCTGCGTCGCTGAACGCTGAGTCGTATACAAGCATTTCGGTGGTTATATCTGCTTGCAGGTCGAACATGGTTCCGCCGGGGGCGTGTGCGTACATGTCTGACATGAAGAATCCGCTGCCACGGCCGTAGATTGCTGGGCCGCCACCTGTACAGATGAATCCGTCGCTGCTCCCAAACCGGCCTGTAAGCGGTGTGTTGTTGCCTAGTTCGAGTCCGTGAGGGCTTGTTACGAACCCTGCGAATTCGTAGATGGTGTTGTCTTTTAATTGGTGTCTGCCGTTGGTGGTTCCGGGCAGGTCGTTGCTGCTTCTGATTATTTTGTGGTTTTCGGTTCTAGGTAGTTGAAATCCGCGTGGTGCGCGGCCGGGTGCGCGATCTGTCATCTGTTTTTAGTTGTTGAGGTCTACGCCGACCGTAACAGTGATGGTCGTGTCTGATGCTGCGTTGTTCACGATTTTTGGTTTGATGTCTGCTACGCCTGAGACGTCGAATAAGTATATTTTTGATTGGTTTGTGTTGTTTGTGATGTCTTGGCCTGTGTAGCTTGTGGTGTCTATGTCTCCGTAGTTTGATGCTTCTGCACCGTTTTTTCCTTGGAGTTCGAGGTCGAAGTTTGAGCTGTCGCTGTCGCCTTCTACTTGTACTGCGATTGTGTCTCTATCGTCTACGGTTACTTTGGAACCTGTTTGTGTGCCGCCGCTGCTTGTAACGGATTGGTTGTCTATGCTTGTCTTGTATTTTCCCATAGCTTTGTATGGGCGGAAGCTATTTAAAAGTTTAACACGTGTTTTGTTGTATTGGTGCAGAAATAATGACAATTGTTTTTGAAGATGACCTAGTATTGGAAGAGCACAAAACCTTTAAAGAAAGTATTAAAGTCCACGGCAATATCTATTGCAAGGATGGAAGAAACTTCAATCTAACAGTAAAAGGAAGTATTGATGCAGAGAGTATTGATGCATCGGATATTAATGCAGCGAGTATTGATGCATCGGATATTGATGGAGCGAGTATTGATGCATGGAATATTGATGCAGAGAATATTGATGCAGCGGATATTCATGCAGGGAATATTGATGCGCTGGATATTGGTGCAGAGAATATTGATGCAGAGAATATTGATGCATGGAATATTGATGCAGGGAATATAGATGCAGACAATATTTCTTTTTACGCTTTCTGTATCAGCCGCAAATCCTTGAAATGCAGAAGTATTGAAGGCAGAAGAAACAACAGCTTGTATGAATGCCTTGATAGTGAAATCGAATTCAAAGAAGAGCCTGAGACATGCGAATGCTGCGGCCAAAAAATAGAAGACAAAGAGGCAGAAGAACAATGACCGAAGAATCTGAACCGAGAAAAGCCGGTAACGGGGACATAATACTCGCCAAAGACGAAGAAGGAAACAAGATTTCAGAATTCCTCGTTGTAACTGTAGATGACAGACTTGGAGCGCTTCATAAAACTTCTTTAGTCATCCAAGAAGGAGATATTTTCGGGAAGACAGAGGACGAACTTCTTGACATGACTGCTGATTATGTTGACAGTATTGAGATAGTTAAAGAGCCTAGTAAATGTGCCGAATATTTTTTCACGGACAGCGATGAAGAGAGAGGGGAAAAATAAATGTACGAAGACTCAATATTCAACCAGAAAAGTTTGATCGACCAAACCGCAGCAGACTTCGGAGAGCTCAAAACCGAAAAAATCGAGGAAAAAAGCGAGAAGACTTGACAATGGGAAGTGATAGACATGAATAGCTCAGTTACGATGCACGAGTTCACAGTCGAACAAGAACAAGCCAAGGGAATAGAAGTAGGAGACGACATACAGCTCTGTACAACCCTTACCGATGTAGCAGAAGATAGTGACAAGAAATACTCGTCCTTTAAGACCTTCAAAGTCATAGAGCTAAAACTTGAGAGAAAAGAAGGAGGAATCATCATAGGAACGATAAAGGTCGCAAACAAAGAAGAATATGAAAAGTGGTGTACTCAAGAATGACAGAACATGAAGACTCAATATTCGACCAGAAAAACAGAACTTCGAACAAAACCATGGTAGAATACGGCGAGAAGCGGTTCACATGACTGAGAACATTGAGAGAGCGCTAGAATCTAAAAACGCCGAACAAATAATATGAACCACAAACAGGGAAAACTATTAATCCTTGCATAATAACCTCAAAATACACTAGCTTACGGATAGGAGACGACATCCAGGGAGAATGGAGGGAAAAAGCCGTGCGTACTGGAGATTACAGACAGATACCACAGCGAGAAGAAAATTAAACGGCTTTTAAAAGAAGAATTGACAATCTTCGACTGGCTAAAAGCTAAAATCTGGCGCTTAAAAAGAAGGATGAAATGACTGAAGAACTATACGACACCGGCAAACCGGTCAAAACACTTATGTTCTACATTTCTTTCGTGGTTTCCGCAAACTCGCTCCAATACTGGTTAAAATCGCTGAAACTATAGACTTCGGATTCTTCTTCATCAGGGTAGATCCTGATTATTTCCGCACGCTCAACATCAAGATCGTTGTTTTTCTCCACGGCTTTTGCGTATGCAGCTGCCTGATATTTGTGTTTATCTCTGACTGCGGAAGAAGTTTTCAGGTCTGCTACAACTACGCCACCAGTTGTCGGATCTCGGTAAACTAGGTCGGCTTGTCCTCCGTACCCGTCATGCTCCCCGTTCGGAGGTACGACAAACATTTCTTCCACAGCTTCTAAAGTGTCGGGGTTGATTCCGCGTTCTTCTGCGATTCTGTCGTACTCGTTGGTGAAATATTCGAGGTCGTTGCCTAGTATTTCGTCTAATTCGATGTTTTCTCTCTCCTGCAACGTGTTTTCGAAGCTTTCTCGACTGTTTACCCATGCCCTGTCGGCCATGATACTGTACAGGAAATCTTGGTCTTTAGCGTTGTCCATGACTCTGTACAGTGACCGGGTTTCGTCGTCGCTCCAAAGCTGTTCGCCGTCGTTCAGTGCTTCGTAGTGGTCAGCCATTGCTGCGTGATGGGCGAGTGTTCCACGGTCTTGTTTGTAGCTTAGTATGTGTTGCCAGTCAGGGTTGTCTCCTTCGCCGTTGTTGTGTCTTTTCCACCATTTCAGTCCTTCGCCTCCGCCGGTGTCAAGCTCGTCTAGTATCGTGGTTACGCTGTATACGTCGTGTTGGTTTTGCTGGTAGTGGCGGCGGTCTTCTCCGTCTAGGTACCGCTCTATTTCGTGGGTGTGTTCGGGTCGATCCGCCATGTGTAGTGGTGCGGCTAACCTGTTTTTAAGTTGGTTGAGAACATTTCTGGTTTTACGTAGTAGTTGTCGAAGCATATAAATAAAAGGAAAAAGAAAGGTTAAAAAGGTTTTTTCTACTGGCTGACATTGACTTCGGCTTCGAGCGAAAGCGGTGTCTGAATGCTTAAAGGACGTTCGCTGACAACGTATTCTCCGTTCCATTCTACATAGGAACCGTCTGTGGTGTAGAAGAATACTCCGTTTCCGTTGGTTCCGTAGCTTCCGTCAAGCTGAGGACTAGCTACAACACATTCTTCGTTGCCGCCATACGTGCCGTCTCTCTGACATGGAACAAGTTGTTGTGGCTGGGTCAACTTGCTGTTGACAGAGCTGACTTTGCCTTGTGCTGTGAAGTAGGAGACAACCTTTCCGTGGCTCATCAGGTAGACGTGGAAGACTTCGTTTTGATCGTTCAAGGTCTCATATCTCTTGATAAGGTTCTGTCTTTCCAAGCTGTCATCCATCTTCGGAATCGGCCGTTTCTTAATTAGGCCTTGCTGGTTTTTCTCTGTCGATTTCATCTCAGCAAGAAAGGCGGTTCCGGGCACGACATCTTCTACGTCGATACCTGAGTTTTTGGCTAGGTTGTTCGATGATTTGTCTGTGTTGTCTGTGCAGCCTGAAACAGCTACGATTGCGGCGATTAGAAATGTGGCTAGAATCTTCTTCTTGTTGTTCATGGTATCAAGTCTCCTGTCCAGAACTTCTCTTGCATGTCGAGCGGAAGTTCTTTGTTGTACTGCTTGTAATAACTGACGTTCATTTTTGCGTTGTAGTCTGCGACGTATGTTTCGTACTGGTTCCGATAACCAAGCAGACGATTGGTCATACGGTTGTACTGTTTCTGTTGCGTGTAGCTCAGTTCGTCCATGTCGTGTCTTTCTTTAAAGTCTCTGATCTGTGTGCGTTGGTTCTCTATCTGTCTCTGCATCGACTTAATATCTTCTCTTTGCTGCGCGAACCATTCGCGCGTATCCATTGCGAACTCTGCGCTACCCGTTCTCTGGTTGATGTCGTTTGCTGCGTTCTGCTGTATGAAATACTGGTTGACAACAGGCGCTACAGCAACGGCGACAACGTAGGCTAGGACGAGAGCTACTGCCGGTCCGAAAGCTGCTAGCTTCTTTGTGTGTTTCATGTGTATGAAAGAATACAGAAAGAAAATGTTTTAAATGTTGGTGTAGTTAAGGATTACGACTGCAATATACACTATGTTAATCAGCACCATGTCGAGTGACTGTCTAGGAGGTGTAGTGCTATAAATGTGGAGAAAAGATTTTTACGAGTACGGTTCATCCTATTTCGATGTCGTAGTTTTCTTCTACGTAGTCGAGCGCATCATCCATGTCGTCGAAGGTTTCCTGTAGATTGGCTTCTGGCTGGTAGAATTCTTGTTCTAGGACTCGGTAACGGTCGTTTTTGAAGTCGCTTAGGTGTGTTTGCTGTGTAGGGCTGAGAATGTTTGCGGCGTCTTCGATCCATAGGTCGAGGCCGTCACGGTTTTGCCATGCGTGTTCGTAGATGTCGGAGTCGTGGTATTGCCATTCCATGTCTTGTTCTTGTGTGACATGTTTTATAAGGGCTTCGGTGCTGTGGAAGACTGGTACACCGAATCTACGTCTCATCTTGTCTAGTATTTTTTTCTTGTGCAGAATTTAGCTCTATTTTAAGTACTTCTTTAAACATTTGTCTCGACCTCCACACGGCCGACAGACTCATCATCGCTAGCAAAGTAGACTGCGTTACCAGTCTGCCCGAACGTAGCAATACTGTCGGTGTAGTCATCACCCGGCTTCCGACTATTCGTCATGAAGATTGGCGTGCCATTAACGTTCTCCTGCTTCTGGTTGTGGTAATGCCCTCTCCAAGCAGCATCGAACCCGATGTCGTCTTTAATCGCCAGCCAATCGCTTTGCGGGCTAGATGTGCCGATGTGGTGGCTGCGGTTCTCTCCGTGAGTCAGATAACCTGTGTACTTGCCGCCGCGGTAAGTGAATGTGGTGTAGTCGCTTCGATCTGAGTACACGAACTTCACGTTCTCCAATTCGCTTAGGTTGACCATGTCTTCCAGCATCCGGTAGATTAGGTCGTCAGCGTTAGCGTTGCTGCCGGTGTTCATGTTGCCGTGGTTACCTGAGACGCATACAACTTTTACAGGTACGTTGAACCAGTCTTTTAAACGGCGAATCTGCTGCATGTAGCATTTGCGGGCTGATCTGATTTGCTGGTTTAGCGTGTCATCGATTTTATGTGCTTGACCGCCGTAAATGTCCTCTCCTTCTACTAGGTCGCCGCCAAGCATCAAAACAATCTCATCGACTGGTTGTTGTTCAAGTATTTTTTCGATGTAGAAATCGAAGGCTTCGATAGTTTTCATCTCGGCGATGTTGGTGTCGTAAATTATTTCGCCGTGCCTATCTTTGACTTGTGCGGAGAAGTGCGGATCGGTTTCGTGGATCAACGCGGTTGTACCTGTTTCTCGTGTCTCGGCAGGCGTGAACTCGGTAGAACTTGTTTCTGTGTTTTTGACTTCGTTTTCAAGCTGCGCTAAATAGGTATTGGCTTTCCGTGTCCGCGTCTGTTTGGTCTGCGATTGTTCTCTTGTTGCTTCACTGTGGTGTGGCTCGTCGCTTACCGGCACTTCAACATGTTTTAATTCTTTACGTGCGATTTCTGCATTGTCTAAAGTGAATATTTTTTCTCTGCCTTGTCTCTCGCTGTTTACCACGGTGTTGTCGCCTAATCTGCGTGCACCCCAGCGCGTAAGAGAGTATTGCTGCATCATTTCTTTGTAGGTTAGTCCGCTTGTTTCAAGGTCTTCGAGTAAGCTGTCAAAATTGTCTAGGTTGCCGAGTTCGGTCTTCATTAAGAAAAGGAAGGAATGTTTAATCTTTTAAATGTTGTGGCGGCTCAGCCATGAACAACAAGAGATATGCCGGCCACGCTACGAGAAAGGACACGGTTACGAATGCTGCGTCAGTCTCCATCATTTCTTCAAGCTGTTCGTGGTTGATAGCAGCTACAATCGCAGCCATGAAGTAGTAGATAATAACAAAGGTAAGGTTTACCATGGTTGTTCGTCCTCCGCGATTATTTTGTGCAGTGCGTGACAGGTGTATCCTATAGACATTGCAGCCCCTAACCCGAAGACAACCATTTCTGTAGCTGCTATCAGTGTTGTCGGCTCTAGCACTACAGCCTTACCGGTTAGCGTACAGCTTAGGAATATCATGAATAGGAAGCCATTTCCTACGATGCTTATCGGGCCTTGCAGGTATTTCAGCAGTGCTTTGTAGTTTGTCATTGTGGGTCGATCCGGTCTGTTTGCAGGTCGTCCAGTCTTTCTCTGATTTGGTCGCCTGTCATTGTCGAATGGTTTTTACGTAGTTCTTTGACGATCTGGTAGTCGTCTGCTAGTGCGCGTTCTATGTCACGGAGCTTGTCTTTTGATGGCTTGGTCATCAGTCGGTCACCTCTTTCTCAATGTGTTCTAGCTCTTTTAAACGGCCGAAATCTTTGAAGTTGCTGGACGCATTACTCTGCATGTACTCTTCGATTTCTTCACGCCGCCCGTCAATGTATTCTTGTACTGCAATGATTGTGGCTGTGCGGACATCCATGTCTTCGTTTTCTTCAAAGTTTCTCTGTGCTTTATCTGCTAAACTCATGCCTTACTTACCTCGCATTCGTCGCATCTAGCTGAGAGCGATACTTTGTTCATGGTTTCTACGTCTACACCGATAAGCGATGTGTGCAGGCCGATGTCGTCGTGGAAGTCAAGCGGGCTGTCGTGGTTGAAGCCGCGTTCGGTCATTTCTTCTACGACTTCTTCGTGTCTCTGATTGATCAGGTCTGTGCTTGCCTGTCCGAGCTTCCAATGCCCTGTCAACACTGCTTCGCCGTAAGGATGTTTTTTGATTGTGCCTGTTTCTTGGTGTAGTTCGTTGTGTACGCCTAGCAGGTGTTGGTCGCATAGTTGTTCTGCCGGTATTCCTATCCAAAAGTTTGTCATAGTATCTCCTGTAGTTCGCTGTAGTGGCTGAAAGCTTTTATGCCTTTCGAAGTTAGTTCGAGCCGTGTACGGTGCTGGTCTTCTATCCTGTTCACTATGTCTTGTGGCTGTAGTCTTTGCCATGCTTTTGTGAAGTATTTGCTTTTCCAGCCGGTTTCCTGTGCTAGTTCGCTTATTGTAGCAGGTTTTTTGCGTGTTTCGTTTACTTCGCCGATGTGTAGTAGTGCGCGCGTTTCGTGTTTGGTTAGGTGCGGCACGTTGTAGTCGTCACTCATTGTCTTGCCAATATTTAGGGATCAAACTTTTATATAACCTTCGGTATAAAAATAGAAAAAAGAGAAAACACGTATTTTTTTACTGGCTTGGTCGTAGAACCGTCCAGTCGTAATAACTTCTGGTGCCGTCTTCGTTCTCCTTCTCGCCGTCGTAGCGAACCCTGATTAGGTCGCCCTCTTCGACATTTTCAAGCTCAGACTTTAGAACCATTTGCGTGGAGAACATGTAGTCTACTTCCTCTTCGTCGTTTGCAACCTTGAAGTTAGGTACTCCGCCAAGCTCTACAATTCCTTTAAAAGTTCCTTGTACGTAAGCTCCTTCTTCAAGAGCATGCTCTCCTTCTTCTGCTTCTTCTTGTCCGGGCTTTACAAATTTGGAGGCGTTATAGTCGCCGCTGTTCACTGGCTCCCAGTCTTCAGCATCGAATAGTGTGTCGTCGTCTGTCATAGTAGAAAAGAATTAGAAGGCAAAGCTTTTAAACCTACTCCTCTTGGTAAACCACGCTGTCATCCTCCAATTCTTCAGCCCAGTAAGGGTAAATCCTTTTGACGCCTTCCTCATCTTCGGCTACTCCGACCAAGTCAGCGTCTTTCAAATCCTTGAGAATCCACGCCACCTCATCTTCAGGTACTTCCTCCTTGATTTGGAGAGCCGTACAGCCCGGACTATCCTCGACCACGTTATACACTCTTCTTTGGGCAGGGGTAATCGCCTGTTTCTGCGCTGTTTTCGACAACTTGCTTAATTCGATGTCGCCCCAACTACTTACAATAATCTCAAAAATATCCATCATCTGGTTGTAGTCCTCTTCCTCGGCGTCAATACTATCTTTTTCACCGATCAAAAAACGGTACTTGGAGATCCCTGCTAACACGTTCTGCATGTGATGCTCTCCTCTCTGCTTGAACTTTCCGCGCAGCATGTATCCCGGACACATCTCACACAATTCACGGTGCAGCTTTTGAATCTTTTTATAGTCAACACGGCTTTTCCGCTGCTGCATAGTATCAATCAAGGAGATAAAGTCGTCATCAGGCTTAGGAAATAGGTCGTCCTCGGTAAGTCCTTCATCCTGCATCCGTTGCTTTACCTCCGCCTCACGGCTGTTGATAAACTCGATGTGGCTGTCAGTCTGGTTGTATACGATACAGCGAGAAAGATACGCATCATCGATTTTTGTCGCTAACTCCTCCATATCTCTAACGCCGTAAGCGTTCCAGTTTCCGACAGCAAACATTGTAGAAGTCATCTGCCCTTTGATGCTGCCGTTACCTGAGTCAAAGCTTCTGGTATCATGCGTCAACAGGTTCAGCAACGGACGGAATACGTCTGCTACTCTTTCGTTACCGCTTTGTACTGTGTTGCTTAGCAAGTCCATGTTTTCGTCGACGCCTGCAACCCTTTGAGTCTGTAAGAGGTAGCCTTCGTCAGGAGGGTTGTCTTTGAAGCTTGGGACTAATCCTTTAACTGTTGATCCTGAACCTGTAAAAGGTTCTTGCTTCGCTTCACCTGTAGAACGGATGATGGACTCTACAACCTTAGATTTACCTGTTCCGGGTTCGCTGTTCCATAGTACGTGGCTCGGAAACCCGTTCTCATCGTTTACAAGTATAATCGACAACAGAAATTTTTCAAACCATTCTGGCTGACGCCAACCGCCTAACAATTTCTCTGCTAGGAAGTCATGGTTAATCTGCTTCATGTAAGTTGCTAGCTCTTCTTCGCTCATTACCTCTATAGCAGGGTCTACGCTGTGTACGAAGATTATGTCTGTCTTAGAAGCTAGTTTACGGTTTTCTCCTGCTGTTGTAAGATCGTTGAGGCTGACATGTGTGCCGTAAAGTTTGCAGCGAACAGTGTCTAATTCTTCTGTGCTTAGTGCTAGGTATTCTTGGTCGCCGCTACGGAATTTGTATTCGTAGAAGCCTTGACTGAATTCTCCAACCTTGTTAAAGCCTTTGTTCGGGTTGCTTTCTCCGAAGTGTTTGAAGTGTTGCGTATCTTCTTTGTCTTCGTAGATGCTTAGTAGTTCGTATTTTTTCTTGGTTTCTCCCATTTTAACCGAGATACGGCCATCCCATTTGCGTTGGTTCGAGATTATAAATGATTTTTTACCTGTGTTTCTGTACACTGCTTCTTGCAGGTTAAACAGGTGGTCGATACCGATTTGTTCGTCTGTATAAGCCAGTACGTTGTCTTCTTCGCTTTCCTGTATCTGGCGTTGCATCAACAGTTTCTCCCCTTCGGACACGTCTTTGTCGATTTCCGGGTCGTCGATTCCTTCAAGTTTGCCTTCTTCACGTATCCGTGCTACGTATTCTTTCTCTGCGTCGAGGTCTAGGTCGTATTCTGTTTCTGTCCAGTTGATAGCTTCCAATGCCTGATCCCATTTCTCGTTTTGAATCGGCATATACAGTTTTTCTTCAGCAGGCTTGAAATCTTCGTAGCTGTGGTCAGCTTCCTCTGCTTTTGCACGTATTTGCTGGATAATGTAGTCTCTTTCGTTGCTAGCCATACAGTATTAGTGTTTTGTAAGAAGAAGTATTAAATAAGTTTTCCAATGTGGTATCGTCGGAAGAAGTGGGTTGGCGCCCAGCTACCTTTCCGTGTGTCAAAGCCAAGGTAGTCTGCTACAACGCCAGCGTCCACGTTCTCCACGTTCTCAATCATGTAGAAAGCGAATCTGAGAAGCATCGCTCCCATGGTTGTACGCAGTATCACGATGTTGTTCACTTGGTTCGAGAGAATCATCGCCCCTGCTACTAAAGCACCGATTACCACGCCGTTTACTATGGCTTCCTTTGCGGCGTTTTTCATTGTCATACAACACAATTGTCTCACCCTATATTTAATAGTTGCGGGAGGCTACAATGTCGATTCGATGAAAACCTTACTGTAAATTGTTGCGTTAAGCCTTGCACGCCCGTTTTCACTGCCACCTGTCTGTACAGGCTTTAGTTCGATGTCGTGGTAGGCTCCGCTGACAGGGTCGCTGAGATCGTCTTCGATTCTGATCGGTCCTGCCTCATCTCCGACGCTTACATCGTTGACAGTGGTAACGGTGGTGCCATCTACTATTACGTCTACGTCTACATCTGGTTCGTTGTTTGGTTCGAATATTCCATAGTCTGCTGCGGTTCCGTGGTTGTGGTCGGATTTGCTGCTTATGACTAGCGAAGTGTAGCTTGAGGTTATCCCGCTTGATGGCGTTATAAGGTTGTCGCCTGTTATCTCTAACTTGATCTGATCTCCGCTGCTGACTTCGCTGCTTGTAGCGTTGTAGTTGATTGTGGACGTGTTGCCTGACGAAATGCTTACACTACCTGTAGATAATGTAGTGCTTGTAGTATCGTTGATTATGTCGTAGTTATAGTTGTGGCTGCTGCTGTCTTGGTTGGAGATTGTAGCTGTGATTATTGCTCCTGCATCGGCGCCTGTAGGCGATGGTGCTGCGTCTGCAAACACGCCCGGAGTGCTGTCGCTTTGCCCAGCCTCTACAATGTTGTATACGCTGTTTATATATTCTCCTGTTTCTGCGCTTGACTCTGTAATCTGCTGGACGTACCCTCTGAACGGTTCACGTTTAAACGTTAGCTCGGTCTTGTTTACTGCTACAGCGTCGTTAGGGATTCGCAGGTCTGCGCTGAGAGGGTGAGTGTTGTCGGCGTTGTCGTTGAAGTTCTGGCTGTCAATGTTTGTAGCACCCTGCATGTGAGCGTTCAACGTGTTGCGGTCGCGCTCAATATCCGACAACCGTTCCGTCAACCTTCTAGGCCTGTTAGCTAGGTGCAGAATCGTACCTTCTTGGCTGCTAGCCCTTCTTATATCTATACCGACTATGTCGAACGTGTTGTCGACGTTCATCGCTGTTAGGTCTTGGACGCGCACTGTATCTCCAAGGTCTAGATATTCTGTTACTCTTGGCTCGGTCGGATTTATCTGTACGCGGAATACGTCTTCGAACCTGTTCTTCAATTCTAGGTCGGCTGTCTTCTCTAAAGTAGTAATGTCTACTAGTGTCTTGTCTGTGCTTCGCTCTTGTTTTACGCCGCGAACTTCTACGCTTGAACCATCTTCGGCCGTATCCTGTGTTTCCGGTGTGAACGGGCCGATACCTTGTGTCTCGTTTTCTACAAGCCAGACTCGTATCCCTTCTGCGTGCTTAATCTGCTCGGTGCTGTTTCCTTCATAATCGTTTAGTGCACGGTCTATGACTTCGAGGTTTTCCTTAGCTATGTCTGTATCTACCTGTACACGCATCACTTCGCTTCCAACACGAACCTTTAAAGTATCGTTTGTATCACCTAGCTGTGTCGTATCCTCCACTTTGAAGAACGGGCCTTCAACACTTGGAATAGGGTCAAGGTTTTCTCCTACTACCTCTGTAGTGTCTGTGTAGTGTGTTGTTGCTGCGAACACCCGTGCTTCTAACTGGTTGATTCCGTCTCCACGCCCAAGCAGTGTTATGTCATTTGCTACGAATCCGTCGTCCTTGTCTCTGTCGACCATTTGGGCGTTGCCGCCGATTTCGAATGTTTTCTTGTCGGCTTCAGGTGTGTCGATTGTTAGGTCGTCGAAAACCGTTGTAGCTGTTACTGTGCCGTCAAACGGGCCGCCTGTGTATGCATAAACTGCTAAACCGTCTGGCTGGCCGTTGTTGACAGGGCTTCCAGAACGAGTCTGGTTGTTTACAGTGTATTTAAGTGTTTCTCCCGGCTGGACTCTTACCGTGATGTCGTATACCTCTCCTGCTGTAACAGACAGGGTTTCCGACCCGTCTGCGAAATCTAGTTCTATCTCTGAAGCATCTTCTCTATAGCTTATATCCCATATAGATCCAGCACTGCCGTATCCTTCGATCTGATGCACTGGATCATCTGCGTCGTTGTCAGCAAACCCTTTAAACTTGAAGGATGCAACGTATTCTGAGTCTATGCTGCTGTGGCTGTAAGAAGCGTTGCCGAACGGCGCCGTATCTGAGTCATGTTGGACGGATAGGCTGTAAGTACCTGTGATCGGGTTGGTGCCTGTTGCTGTAAGTGTTACGTCGCCGCCGCCTGTAAAACCGTTGACCGTTCCGTCTTCGAAGTCTTCTTCTACGTTGATTCGTGTAAGCACTCCTGTATCTCCTGCGTCCTGCACAAAGTTCAGGAAGTCTGTTTCATAGTCTACACCGCCGTGGTCGATGTACCAGTCGTAGCCTGTAGCGTTTGCTATCCCGGCTACAGCTCTTGCCCAGTTGTCGTGATCAAATCTTACGCTTACTTGTGGAGCAGTTTCTATGTCTCCATAACTGATTACGTTGCTGTCTACCACGTTTTTAACTATGTCGTCGCCGGCGGTGTTGGTGTACGTGTCTCTACCTGTTTTTCTGTTTAGTAGCTTGGTTACCATGCCGTCTCCTTCGCATTTTGCTCGGAAGCTGGACTGGTATTCTACCTCTGTCAGCCTGCCTTTAAATAGCAGTGTGTTATTGTTTTCTATTATTTTTACGTCGTTTCCTTCGTTGATTAGCGCCCGGTCTGTACTGTCTTCTATAAATGCTTCGAATGCGAACGTGTCGACTTCGTTCAGCCTTCTCTCTATATCGATGTTGGTGTATGTGTCGATCCGCTGCCCGTCGATCAGCACCGTTATCTCTCCTGACGTTCCAAGGAAGTTTAACGCACCCGCCTGTGTTGTGGCTGTTGCATCTGTATTCTGCCCGGTAAAAGTCGGTTTCAGCAGGGCTTGTTGCGTGGTGGCTTGTGCTGTTGTTACGAACCCTCTGCGGATTACTTGACTGCCGTCAGTCAGGAATTGCGGGTTGTAAAAGCTTGCGCCTGTCAAACTGGTTGTAGTATCTGATACGTCGATTGTTTCTGTCTCTGTGGCTGTGCTTAGGTCATAGACGGTTGACAGATCGTATATGTGTATTGTGCTGGATTGGTCGGCTACACGCATTGTTGAACCTGAGTCAGCGAATTGCAGGCTGCTTGGCGAGTATCCAAGTGCTAGTGTCTGGCTTCTGCTGCCGCCTACAGTATTTAAGTCATAAGCAGTGGAGACAGGGTATGCTACGATGGAGTCGTCTCGACCAAAAGTATTCTGTTCCGTCAAGGTTAAATTCGTTGTCGGTAGGTGTTGCTGCATCGGTTATTCCTTCAATGCTTAGCTGTGTTGCTGTAGATAAGTCGTAGGCTGTCGACAATTCAAATGTTTGATGGGTTGCTATAGATCCTGCTGCACCAAGTATCTGTCCGTCGTCCTCTATTGTCAGTCCTCGTACTTCCGGAATGTTGGAGGTCAATGTTGCAGTTTCAGAGGCCGTGGAAAGGTCGTAAGGTGTTGACAGGTCGTATTGTATTATTTCGCTGGTAGATTTATCAGGGTTGTTTA